TACCTGATACTGCCGCCCCTGCCAGGTGACCGGCTCACCTTTTTCGTTCTGCTCATTACAGAAAAAATAACGTTCACCACCGACCTCTGTCAGATCGATTTCCCAGAGCACCACCTGGGCTGACTGAGTAAGGCGTGTCGTCTCATGATGTGTTTCCTGTCGTATGTCCTGCATCAGATCACCACTTCGTCAAACTGACACGAAAAATCGGTATAGGTGATATGTTCTGTCGCTGACCACGTTCGACACACCACTCTGATTTTTCTGTTAATACCCGGCGGGCGCCAAAAAAAAGATTTATAGCCTCCATGCCGAGCCAGAAACAGTTCAAATGAATTACGTTCATTCGCCTCAACCCTGAAATCACAGGTAAAAACACGCAGAGAATGATTAAGTCCGTTTGGGCTTCGTTGTTCATAACCATCGCCAAATCTTACAGTTTTTATCGATGGCTTATTTTCTGTTTTCATTCCATCCTCTGGTAACCAGTAAAATTCTTCCGTATTAGCCACTTAACATTCCTCCATCACGTCGCATATTTAACAGAGCGCCCTGCACCCGCTGATCAACCATCCCCATAAGTGCTTTTATTGCCTGAGGACCAATCTCTCCATTCTGGCCGTCATTTTGAATAGTGATTTGGTATACAGGGGCATAAGTAATATCTCTGCCTCCATTACCACTTTTACTATTAATAGCTCTGACACCAAGAGAACCATCGGAAGTTCGCGTTAATGGCATAATAGCTTCCGGTCCAGCCTCACCAAAAACACCAGCTCCTTTTGCAAAAGCAAAAAATTGCGGGGAGTCATAAATACCGTTCGAATATGTACTCAATGACGGAGACTCATAAACACCGCCCTTTGCATTCGGAATAAATTTACTAATAGCACTCCCGATAGTTCCTAAAATACCCCCAGAAGAACTGTTACTAATGCTGTCGAAAATCCCAGTAATTGAAGCCTTTAATGCAATTCGACTAAGATCTGAAATCACGGAAGTAGCGAAAGAACGAAAATTTGCCTTGCCTGTCGTGACAAAATCACCTAGCGCATCGGTCATCCCATCAAACATCTGAGTCGTGGTTGATTTTATTTGCGCACCGATATCCTTAGTGTCATCCAGCCAGTTATTGAATCCCTGGGAGGCACCACTAATCCAGTCTCCTGCCTGAATATCGAGCTGCTCGTTTTTCTGGCTGACAATTTCTTTTTCTCGCTCCAGAGCATCATTCAGAGCCTGCATTTTCTCCTGAAAAACATGATTTGACATTCCACGGGATTTATCTGCATAGTCACGTTCAAGTTGCAGACGCTGATTGTTATATTCACGTTCAATCCGCAGTAATTCCTGCTGGCGTTGCTGATTTTTATCGCCAACCCCATAACCAGCAATCTGAATATCATACCCCTGCTGACGATTATCAATCGAAGCCTGCAATGAATCACGCCATGCGGCTATTTCGGCGGATTCTTTGATTAGCCTGTTATTTTTTTCAATCGCAACATTTTTCTCCATCAACGCGGTTATTTCTTCCCGGTGTAAGAGAAGCGATTTCTGATCCTGGGTTAATTTCGATGACGGTCGTGACTCCAGGTCGGCAATCTGCTGACGCCACTTAACCAGTTCCTGTTCAGAGGAACTTAATTTAACGGTCAATTCAGCTTGTGAACTTAGTAACGCATTCTGTTGATTCAGATGATCAATCATTCGTTGGGCAGCATCATCCGAATAACCTTTCGCCTTTGGTTGCTTTGGATCTTTATAACGCTCATTTATTTGAGCGATAAGATTATTATATTCTTCCTTTGAATACTGATTCTTTAGCTTTTCCAGTTTTGCAAGTTCACTAGCTCTCTGCTGCTCCCGGGTCTGATATTGTTTTGAAAAAGCATCTGCTCTCTGTCTGAGTTCAATTCCTTCCTGTTGTCGCTTGTTGTAATCGTTTATTGATGAATTTAGTACGTCCTGAGCAATTTTTTCTGCTTGAAGTACGCCCAATTGCTGCTTTAATCGTGCCAGCTTTTTATTTTGAGCTCCGCCATCTCCAATGCCACCTAACCCGAAAACTCCGGGTCGGGTATTTTTTTCTATTTCATCAATTTGACGGAGAACATCTGAGATTTTTTGATCAAGGGAGGCCTCACGGCCAATATCCAGCATGGAATCCCATGCCCATTTTGCGGAGTCTGCGACAGCTTTCCATGCAGTCTCAAGATAACCAAGATTTTCTTTAATCTGGTTGGTGCGCTGGATCATTGAGGATGAGTATGCTTCTGTCGCAATGCGGGCGGCCTCCTGCTGGTTCCCTTCATCCTGTAGCGCCTTAATCTGGTTATAAGTCGCAAGTGTCAGAAAATGGTACTGATCATTAAGTTTTGATATAGCACTGACAGGATCCTTTGCAATTTCATTGAAGTCATTAACCAGTTGTTCGGTTGATATTCCTGTTACTTCGCTCGTTTTTACTATCGCTGTCGTCACTTGCTCCAGCGAACTGCTCGCTACCTTTCCCGAACGCACAAGCTGGTTTAATACTGCCGCCGCAGCGCCAGTTGTCGAATCAGCCGCATTCCCGGCACGTTGAGCTATATCGGCCAATTGCCCGCTGGTTGTCCCCAACTGATTTCCGGTAAGAATAAGAGATTTATTAAATTCGTCCTGCTCCTGAGAGCCTTTATAGTAAGCCAGCCCTAAGACGCCAACGGCTGCTGCGGCCAGGGTAAAAGGATTAATTAATCCCAGCACATAAGAACCTACACCTTTGATCGCCGGGCCAATCCCACCGAACATATCTTTTAGCTGGCCGCCCTGCTGCATTAACACCATAAATGGCGACTGACCAGTGGACAACCCAACAACAATATCCGTCATTTGTGCAGGCAACATGCGCATAGCAAAAGCCGTTTGTTTTGCCGACATTCCGGTTTTGCTTAATTGCGATTGAGTAACCTCAAGCTCACTCCGCATAGCACGAAGTTTTCCAGAAAGCTCCTCATACATTTCAGGAGAAAGCATCCCCTTAGCTTTTGCTTCATTGAGCTGTTTCTGTTGTTCTACCAGACGATTAAAAGCAGTTCCGACAGGATCAAGTTGAGCAATCAGACGTTGCAAAGCAGCAACCTGTTCATCATGTGCTTTTGCTGCTTCTCGCTCTGCCTGAGCCTCTCCGGTAAGCTCTCGCCGTGTTTCCTGTATTTTTCGGCTATAATTCTCAAACTGAGAACCATTTATTTTCCCGGATGCAAACGCAGCATTAAGTTCATCCTGCTGTTGTTCAAGATTTCTTAGCGCCGCAGCCAGAGGGTCGATCTTGTCCAGCATTCTTTGAAAGACCTGAGCCTGCGCTTCCTGCTGGGCGGCAGCAAGTTTTCCGGCCTTCTCGGCTTCTCTCTGCGCTTGCGCAACCCCGCTCAATTCCTCTGTGGTTTCATTAAGTTTACGGACAAGAAATTCATATTCTTCTTTATCAATAAGCCCTTTATCGAAAAATTTCTTTAATTCAGAATAGCGTCGACCGACAGTATCAATTGCGGCACCAACTGGATCAATAGCTGCTTTTAATTTTGCGAGCGCGTTCTTCTCATCTTCTGTTGCCTTAGTCACTTTCCCTGCGCTATTTGCAGCAGTTTCCCCAGCCTGCGTCATTTTGACTAATGAGGAGGCCAGATTGTCAGCATTATTTTTCGCTCCAGTGCTATCAATAATTATTGCGAGACGCGAGGTTTGCTCTGCCATTCATTAAAACTCCTGACAACAAAAAACCCACCGAAGTGGGTTTCAGGCGACATAATAGTAGATATAGCGATTACGAGGCCACGCAATGCTTTTCTCCAGGAGCATCATCGATTTAATTAAAGACACCATCACATCTCTGTAACAGAGTGTACGTAATTAACAACTACACACACTGCTCCTGAAAATACTGGTCATCCAGTGCAAAGATCACTGCTTCAAATTCATCGCGCTCGATCAATACCGGATGAGTGGCTAAATATTCATTTATCTCTGTCAGAGATAAAGGCAAAGGCACCCCAGTCATTCCAGCATAACGTCGGGCACGGGATATTACCGAATAGGCGTACAACAATTCCTTAAGCACCGGGTCTATTTCTGGTTCCGGTATCGGTGGCAACCTGAGTTTTTCTCGCTTCCATCTTGCCTTTTCACCCTTTTCTCCCCCGAACTCCGATAACCACCGCTGGGCGGCTATGGCTTTTTTATCGTATCCTGCTTCTGCTGCTCTTTACCCTGGGCGATGCTGGCTGCTTCTGCAAGGATCTGCCAGTACAACTCCGGATTCTGCTTAAGCAGCGCGATCCCTCGTTCTGGCGTATATTCCAGTGCAACCTCAACACCATCAACCAGTTCACCAACCCCTTTCCAGCCTTTCAGCAGATAACGAGCAGCATTATCAATGAGTAAATCATCAACAGAATCCACCTCGGAAACCTTTGCAATATCAAACTCCTTCGTTCCGACGTGCAAACTGGCATCCATTTTCTCAATGTGGCGACGGATTAATGCATTACGGGAGCGATACTGATCGTTATCGCTGCTTGCCACCAACAGTTTTAACCCGTCTACAGGTTTTAAGTCCTTCATTGGGGTAAACCAGCGTTCACCACCGATGATAATTTTCTGATTAAGAATAAACATCCATAACCTCATTCAATGCGCCCCCCTGTAGTGCAGTACCACAGGGGGAATAACGGAAAATCAACTAATCGCCTCAGCACTGGCTTTTGCGATCACGGCAGCCGGGGAGGCTTTTTTTCTGGTTATCGTAGGTGCTTCATCTGCTGCGGTAATGCTCAATTGAACCTGGATAATGTCGGTATTACCCCCATCAGGCCATTCACCTGACATCTGAACCTTCGGGAAACTGAAAGTGTATGCCCCCTCTCCATTCGAAAGCGTGAAGCTGAACGGAACTGTTTCTCCAGTCAGTGTTTTACTCCAGATTTCCCACGCGGCTTTAGACCATGAAAGCGTCACCGTACCGGACGGTGTAAAAGTAGTCGGAATATTTGCTCCTGCATAAGGCGAGCCAGTCCCGATACAACGCTGTGTCTGGAGTTTGTTATCGAACTGAATATCAAAACTGTCGATACAAAAACCGTTACCTCCGGCAACACCATTCAGGCTTACTGCTGAAACCTCCTTAAACGAATAACGTAGCTTTCCTGCACTATCCACAGGTTCGCCTTTGATAAAATTCGTATCATCGGCCTTTGATTCCCAGTCCAGCCCGGCAAAGGTTACGGTCGCCGTAATATCGCCGTCGTTAGGGATCTGCATTTTCCATGAGCCAACCTGCGCTCCTCTGACAACAGAGGCAATTCCGACATCGGACGCATAGGTCGCCAGAGAAAATGTTATTCGCTCATTCCCCATTGTCAGAGAATCACCTGACCATTCCGCGCCGAAACAGGATGCAAGAAAATCATCATGTTGACCCCAGCGAAATTTGGTACCAACATCACCGCCAACATCCACAGTGCCAGGCGTCGCCCCCTGAGCCATCCGGGAGCCACCAATCTCATTATTTTCGCCTTTATTCTGGGTGGGTTTTACTCCCCAGCTTGTGCGTTTTAATAAACTCCAGTCACCACTTGCTGGTGTGGTGCCTGCAACTGTCTCCCGGATAAATGCCGAGATAACCTTTGCACCTGAACTCACAGGAGCCTCCTATGTCATTAATTGCGCTAGAGCGCGCGATATGGAATTTGAAGATTAAGCTGGAACCAGCCATTCTTTTCGCCAACGGTTATTGAGGAAACAGCCTGGTAACTGAGACGGTCGTCATCCTGAAACTCAAACAGTTCCCGCAATTTATCGGCTGTCTCAGTAATGAGTTTTGAACCAGAACCTGCGGGGACAAATAACTGAATAATGATTATCCCCGTGCGATAAACAACCGGCCCCGCACCAATTTCATTAACTCCAGCCTGCCCGGGAATATTACTTAACCGCGCCCAGATTAACTTACCGGAAGGATCGAACGTTGGCCCGTTCGGATACAATACGTCTTTTCCATTAATAACCGTCTGTGCCGTCATTCTGGAAATGACCGTATTTCTGATTTCAGTAAACGTCATTTGTAAGCCTGTAAAACACCATGAAAAGCGTTGGCATACACGCCAGTTGGCGCTTGTTGTGAATGACCGTTTTCAAGAGCCTCTGCATAAGGAAGGTTATTCTGGATATAAATAATTCCGTAATTTGCAGCTTTCGAAATAACCCCGATCCCACGCTGAACCGCAATCGTACCGTTCGGATCCACGTTATCAGATATACCAAAATCGGGATGCTGTAACGACACCATGTTGTTATTTCTGAAACGCCCGGTATCAACCGGAGCAGCAATATCGATAGCAGTAAGAATCTGAATAGCGATGTAGCGAATTTTCAGCCCCACATCTTCCTCAATCATCCCGGCAAATATTGACGGTTCGATATCCCATGCCTTTGCCATTTACGCTCTCCTTAACTGGATTGAGTAAACTGATGCGGAAGGATCTACACTCGCTGTAATTACCTCGTATCGTTGCAACTGCCTTGATACAGGATCATAAATCTCAATAATATGGCCGACAGCGGGTTTATCCGTAACCTCGCATACCAGAGCTGTTAATTTAAGGTCACCATGCAAAATATTAATCCCATCAATTCTGCCCAGCTTATAACGCGTCAACACGCCTCGCCCGGTATAGGTTGCTGTGGATTCGCCGCCAGTTTCCGTCACTGGATTCCAGTTCCGGTGCGCAACGTAAGAACCAGAAAAATCACTCACGGCGTCTGCTAAATCCTCATCAAAAGCAGCGGCAACCTCTGACTGAATCTCTTCACGAAGCCCCATCATCCCCCCCTCACAACCCTGACTTGTGAGCGACTAAGTCCGTACGGTTTCAGCAGTGCTATCGCAAGCTGTAAATCGGGTTCAAGCAATGCAGTGCTGTTTGCTGGCAATTCAGCAAATGATTTCGATACACTGACCCCGTCAGCCGACACGGCTTTACTGATAACAACGCCAGAATCATTTTTCTGCTGAAACAACTTACCGACAGAGGCAATTCTGGCTGCATATGCTCCCGCAAGTTTTACCTCTTCCGGAATACGGGATGGGTTAATTTTCAGGCCGAAGCCATTAAGCCAGGCATTAGCCATTAAAACAGCTTTATTTTTAGCGTTCTCACTCGTCCAGGCGTTCCCAAACGCATTATCAACGTCATCACAGGTCACGTAAGTGATCATGTGTTACTCCTGAGTTTTCCAGCCCAGAGCCTTCCAGTTGTCAACTTCATCAGGATGAACATTAGCGATAGTTGGTGCGCCGGGAAACATCTGATAATCGGTCACCATAACCACTAACTCAATTTGCGTTTTTTGTGGCTCCTGAATTTGCTCCACATTTTGCTCCACCACTGCATTTTTTTGCGCGGCTTCACGCTGTGCTCTTTGCTCTTTAGTTAATCCGGCCATATACCCTCCATTAAAAATGGGGCCGAAGCCCCGTTTGGATGTTTAACCAAGAATCAGACAACCATGTGCCGGTTTCACTGACGAAACACCCCATGCCAGTCCAACTTCATAGCGCACCTGGCGATACTGACGATACAGTGCAATCTGGAACGTAATCCCTGAAATCGGGTCCGTAACATTCATTACATCATCAGCATTATCGCCACCTTCCGGCATTGCCGGAGTACGGGATGCCAGCAGAAACGCGTTGCGATCAAACGCCATATTTGCAGTAAAGGAGCCAACAACTGTGATTGCAGTATCATCGGCCAGATCCTGACGCAGTCCCGGTGCTGCAAGAGTAATCAGATTGCTGGTCGCTGCTGCCACAACATACTGATTAGGATCGCCAGCGAACGTAACAATCTGACCTGCAGAAATACTCCCCGAACCAGTATCAATGGAAATAAGAACATCGCCTTCTTTTTTCTCGCCATTCACGAGATAACCAGTTGCAGCAACCTTTGGCGCTCGTTTTACACCTGCCGAACTGTGAATATTGAATCCCTCCAGACGCCCCAACACGCCCTCACGCAGTAGCTGTTCAGTGCCGGATTCATTCACTTTAAACAATACAGACTGTTTTCCGCGCAAATTAGCAATGGCAGTGGAACCAAGCACCATCTGCAGATCTGTTGTCGGTGCGCCGTTATCCTCCAGAACCTGACGAGCCAGAGCAGCATCAGAAAGATCATCTTTAACACCAAACGGCGTTGTCCCTGCGGTTCCCACGGCGCGGGAAGCACCGAAATACAACACACCAAGATCAGCCTCAACCTCGTTTGCAAGGGCGCGAAAAGCCTGCTTGAACTGATCAGCCAGAATGGTGTTGTAAGTCCCTGAAGGGCCAAGAGCCAGTTGTTCTTCACCATTCCATTTAACCGGCGCCATTTTGGATTTAGTAATTTTTACATCAACAGTGCCAATATTTTGATCACCGGTATTCGGAGCTGACGGCCCCGGTACGATATCTTCGGTTTTCGCCTCAGGCGCAACTGGCGCGGTTACCGTCTGATCTTTTGCTGCTGCGTCAGCTTTTGCGTTTTTTGCTACCGCAGGGATAAAACCTACCTGCTCACGGGATACAACATCCAGGGCGGTGTAAATAGTCGGGATCAACCCGGTCAGGGTATTTCCAGCCATAATTAAATATTCCTTAAAAATTTGCGTAATTGTGAATGGATTGAGTAGTGAGCTATCCAGCCCTGACACCAACTCCCATCCGGAAGCTGGCAAATGTATTAATCAACGATTGTGATACCGTCTTTCAGTGCGTTTTGCTTACCTGCAACATCCAGTGCATCAAAAGCAGAGCGTTTCATCGTTTTCTGACCAATATCATGCTGTGTCGGACGGGAACCGCCGCCATTGTTGCCACTGGCTTTCAGGATGTAGTCTTTCTGAGGGTAATTTTCGACGAGGAACTCCAGCGCCTCATCAAACTGCGCCAGTTCTCCTGGCTTCGCGCGGGAATAAATTTTGTTGCCGGAAGCGTCATAAGCAACGATCTTCCCTTCTTCCACTTTGAATGCCTGTCCGAAGCGGGCTTGTAATAAATCTGCCGGGATCGCAATTTTATCGGCAATATATTTTGAACCCGCAAAACTACCGCCAATCATAGAATCGTAAAGCTGCTTCTCCAGCATCTGAGAGCGTTGCTTTTCTTCATCTAATTGCTGCTGAAAATTTTTCGTAATTTCTGCCTTAACCTGGTCAACCTGTCCCGCATCGATCAGCTTTTTCTGGTCGATTTTTGACAGCATTTCCAGTGCCTCAATCGCCTTCTTCGGGTCTTCGATAGCGGCAAACTTAGCCAGTTTTTCCTCTGCAGCTTCTTTAGCCAGGCGATGATTTTTTGCCTCGCCATTAAGCTCTGTAATTTTTTTTGTCGCCAGCGGTGCATCGAAGCCGATTTCTTTACCATCGTCGTGCACATAGACTGGCAGGCCAGCAGTATCAATTTCTGCGTATTGTTTTCCGTTAATCTCGACCGTTTTCAGTTTCATATTAGTACCTGGTTTAAGTCTTCTGACAGTTACGCTGCTCACCATCCGGATCGCAGCAATAAAAAAGGCCACCCGAAGGTAGCCTGTTGTAATAAATGATTTATTTAAATCCCTGCTTTTCTGAATACCTGTGCATCACGCTCACGGAGTTGCTTCAGCGTCAGCCATTCGCCTTTATCGGTGTAAAATTCATCTGGCGACATACCACCATCCCGAATCAGCTTTGCCCGGGTTTCCCCCACAATCTGTTTTTGTCTGGTGTAAGGCTGACGCAAAAACCATTCCCTGTAGGTTGTATCTCCGGCCACCACGCCATCCATGCTGGCCCGCTCAGCCGGGGAAATATCACGAACATCAATACCCAGTTCCTTCGCTGATTTCAGAATGAACGTTTCCGTTGAGCGGCAGCAGAAATGAATTTTTCCCGGCCCCTGCAAATAAGGCACGCTGTGACCTACAGGTTTATTATCCAGCGTATATTTGAGGCGATCCCTGATTCGACATTGTGGCGTAGTACGATTATCAAGCGTTGATAACCATTGCTTACCCTTAATCAAATCATTATTCGCGCGTGCAAAACTCTCACGAGCAGTAGCAGCAAGATGTCCAACCGCTGTTTTTGCAATGCTGGCCGCATTAGCCCGGCTCATCTGCAATGCACCATCCTGAAATCCCTTACTGACATGTCCCCGAATTTTTCTTGCGATCTGCTCATTGGTATCCCCCAGCAAAAAACCCTGACGCACCGTATTTGTTATGCGTCTGAGCCGATCCGCCTCAAGATCTGAGGCCCACTCACTGAGCAGTCGTCCCTGGAATGGTCGCGCCATTGCAGCGGCGTAAAGTGCATCAGAAGAGATACCAACCAGAGGGTGAACATCAGCAACAAAATCAGGTAGCAGAGAATCAAACAGACTTAACTGATAACCAGCCTCATAAATTGCCAGCTCGTTCAGCTCTCCGGAGAGACTGGTAAACATACTGTTAATAGCAGCGCGGTTAACCTCTCTGACACTCGCCAGAAGTGACTCCAGGCGCGTAACGGTAAAACTACCAGGATCGAGGCTGTCCAGTGCTACCAGCAGGCGAGCTGTAAGCTCCGCATCGCTGTCATTCAGTATTTTCACCATTCTGGCAGCCACACCAGTGCTATAGCGGGATATCCAGACTGCATGAGCAATTGATTCATCACGCAGCCGTTCATTCACGGTTTGCATCATTGATTTCCATCAGCATTACACTCTGATTTTTTAATTCATCGATCACTTCCTCTGGACGGGAATCCTGATCGATAAATTTCAACGCCTGCAACACCCGAACCGCATCAATCTGACGTATATCACCGCCCTGACGCAATGACTGAACAGCCAGCGCGGAGGATGAGTCAAACACCTGGGCAGATACATCCAGTTCAGTGCGCACATCCACATTGCCACCGCAACTCTCTCCGCTCCATTCCGCCATTATCTGGAGAATATTATCGAGGGCATCTTCGAGGGAGTTCGCCATTGTATAAAGCGGCGAGTGTTCCTGCATCCGCTCTTCATTAGTCTGATCAACAGATTTGGTGGATGTATTTTCAGCCCGCAGAAGTTTAGCGCCAGCATGACGCATCTGATTTTCCAGCTTCTCAAGTGATGTTTCGCCAGATTCTATCGCTGCGCCACTATGTTCAACATATTCGAGGCCATTTTTTGTTCTGTCCTCAAAAATCGTAGCGGTGGATGCACCAACCGTCAGTTCTTCATTCCTGTCCAGCCCGTAGGCCACCAGCAATGGAACGCGGGCAACATGAAGAATATTGTCCTGCTCGCTCTGGCTTTGCCAGTGCTTGATATTCAGCAAGCCAAGATTAAGCAATGGCGGTGTACCACGCATAAACCCTGTTTTCTTCGTATACAGTGTTACCAGAGGAATATCATCACGGCTGGTATTCCATGACTCATGAAGCGTCCAGACAGATTCGCCATTAGTACCTTCGCTGCGTCGATAAATTTCAACTCGACGGGGCATAATATGGCGGATCTGCTCCACCTTCTTCTGCCCGAAATCATCACCATCAATAATGATGACCTCTTTTATACGCAAATCAGTGAGAACAACTTTCCCTTTTTCAACTTTCGATTTCCATCCAATAACCTGGCGTGGATTCAGCATCGTAACGTACGGGCGACCACCGGCCGCGTTTTCATCGGCTTTTGTCCGAATCTCTTTCATATCCGTTCGTGGATAGTCCACCAGCGCATGTGCCACACCATACTGAAATGCGAGACTGAAAAATTGCTGCGCCCACACATCCAGTCGGCTCCCCTCCATGTCGATATTTTCTGCATATTCCCTGATTTTTTCCGGCGTTTCCTCACTCAATACTGTCGGCTCTGCAAATATGCGCCCAATATTTTGTTTGATGCTTTCTTCATACACAGGAAGTAGCGTAGCCACAGACAGGCGTTTTTTATAAGCGTCTTCATCTTCATTAGGCCATTTGGGGAGATAATTTTCCCCCTGCCTGCGCATTTCAAGCGTACCGCCCATCAATGCGTCGTTAATATCCCACGCCTCCAGCATATCGTTATAGTCGAGGTTGGGTGTTGATATATCAGCCATAATTAAATCCGAAGTGATGTGACTCTTCCGGTCGGTTTGACAATAGGGAATTGCTTAACGATGAAATAACCTCCGGCATCATTCGGGTGATCATTGCCAGATTTTTTATCAGGCTCCCCCTTATCATCCCAGACCTGTTGCTCCAGAGATTCGGCATATACCGGACAACGCTTCACATTAACTTTATAGCGACGCTCACCATTGGCATTGCAGAACATTGCATTCATTGAGTTAACGCGATCTTTTACTGGCGGGTTCGAGCTGTTCACCACAACGTTAAAACCAGCCTGCTTAAGCTGGGCTATATCCGTCGTACTTGCGTTACTTGATTTTCTGGAATCTCCGGAAGCATCTGGATAAATATAAATCTCCCTCACTTTCCGGTAATCATTCCCGTCATACAGCCAGAAGCGTTCTTTAATGATGCGGATCATATCCGGCGTATCGTAGGCATTGATGATTTCAGTTACCGCACATGGAAGCCCCAAACGCAGCACATGGACGATCCCCGCCATCTTTCCAACGTTAAAATCCATCCCAATATAAATCGGCTCCCCTGGCTGCTCCACTTCTTCGCAATTATTCAGTTTCCGGTCAAACTGATGGTAAACAGTACCACTTGTCAGGTTAGTAAACTGTCCTCGAAGATAGGCTTTAATCAGCTCTGGAGGGTATGATTCAAGAAGCGAAGGAATGTAATCTGCTGGCAGGTTCTTTTCATTATCGAAAGTAGATGCCTGCACCAGACCATACAGTGAGGCCAGCTCTGTTTTTTCACGCACGGCTTTAACAAACTGCTCGTAGACAAATTTGAATCCTTCCGGCGTGGTTGTAACGTCAATACCGTTGCGAAGTCCATCAATCTTATAACGCATACGCGCAATTATCTTGCGCCACGCCGTTCTGGCTTTTTCCTTCGGCAAAATGTCCAGTTCATCCACCAGCGCATTACCAATTTTGAAACCGACGATCGTTTGTGGCTTCTCCATCGATCTGCAGATAGTGGTTCCCCGATACTGGCGTCCGTAATAAAAGTGAACCTCTTTATTTCCCTCATTAATTTTTACGTTCAATCCCCAGTCAGCAGCAACTTCTTCCACTGTAGGGTAAAAAATATCGCGAATTTGGGGATACGTTGGCGCAAAATATCCCTGATTTATACCTGGATGCTCCCAAATCCCCTTGCATATGCCGCCACACCCAACCCATGTTTTGCCCGAGCCAAAACCAGCAATATAGGCTTTAAATTTATGGGGCATTGAAAGAAATCGCGCCTGAGGCACATTAAGCGTCGGAGAGATCATCTTCATCACTCCTTACTCTGGCATCAACCACATTAATATTGATCGCCACAGGCTGGGGATGTTCATTATCTTCCACCGTTTCGATCTCTTTGCGCAGCTTCTGGTTTTCCATTCTGCGTCGTTCAATTTCCAGTTCCTGTAGCCGCTTATCTGCACATAAAGCCCCGCCAGCAGAAAGCAAACGCAACAATTCACGCCGGGCGGCAGCCTTATCCTCCAGCAGGATCTCAACGCCGAATTTTCCGAGTTTTGCCCCTGCATATAATTGCCGCGCATCCCCATCAAGCAGAGTGGTATCAGCCATATAAAGCTGTCCCGTTCCCTCACCGCAGCACTTCGGGCAGTCCGGATTGGGTATGGCGTTATCAACAAAGCCGAGGCCTCCATATTCCGGTTCGGGTTTGCCATCTCTGGAAGCCTGCGCCGCTGCCTTGTCGAATTCTGCTATATCGCGCCACTGGTAGAGATGATTCTCGCCCCAGCAATAACGGCAGTTAACACGGCGAAATTGTGCAAGCTGATTGGGGTCGGCCAGGACAATGGCCATCAACTGACTCACCAGTAAATCCAGGTCTGCGGTATAGCGTTTCTGGTACTGATTGCGGAAGTAGCTGATAGCGCGAAAAACCCTGGCATTTCTAAGCATACGACTGGCGTTGCTGTTAGCTGTCGCACCTTGCCCCTCATAACCGGCTAGTCGGTACGCCTCTGTCGGCTTTTTCCCCTGAGCAACAAGCATCGCAAACTTAGCCTGCTGGTCAGAAATGCCGAATTCATCGGGACAGAACGAAAATTCCTCCGCGTCGCCCTCATTCAGGCCCGCATCGAATACTGGCTTTTTTTCCTGAGATTTTTCGTTCCGCTTTTGTGCAGTCTGCGCAGATTTTTTCTGCGCACTTTTTTGCGCAGTTTTGCGCATTTCTGTCTGCGCATTTTTCGGAGGTTTTTTGATGTAACGACGGGCTGTTGCGTAATTCAGTCCCCTTGCTTCACACCATGCCACCGGAGATATACCGGAGCGGGTGTATTCAGCAATATACTCCTGCTGCAACGCCCCCCAGTCCGGTCTGCTCATCAGTTAGTCCTGATTTTTATCCACCCTGAGTAGTTCGCGCAGAGCAAAGGCATCCCCTTTTCTGGCAAGCTTAAACAATGCCGCTCGTAACTCGGCTTCACCTTTCGCTCTGCCCTTACGGATGGCCGCATAAAAATCTGTCATTGCTTCCCGATTTTCTTTCAGTCGGTTCAGATCAACATCCAGAACGTCAGCGATTTGTTGTGCAGTCATCCGGCACGCTGCCAGAGACTCGACTTTCGAATACGGAATCATTTGTCACCCCTATTGATATGCAGGGTGTCTTCTTCCTGTATTTTTCGTGAAGGATTTTTACTGCAGCGTTGTTCCAGGTGACCTGATGGTGAATGCGTTTATGGCTGGCACCCATCAGTGAGATTTTTACGCACGACGGCGCATACATGACGGAGTAAAAACTTTTAACGTAGGTTCCGGAATCCAGATACAGCTCGGTCATTCCGCCGCTGTTTTTCTGCGTCTGTTTCTGCCCTAACTGGACAGCACCGATCGTCATAAACAATTCACCACAGCGACCGAGATTCGTGTACGTATTCACATCCTCGTTAATGCGCCCCATGAATGAGAACGGTCGATCAACCGAACAGATAAAGCTGTTCATTGCCTTGCGTTTCACCCACGAAGCATGGCCGCCATTGTCACCAAGAAAATCCCCGCCCTGCGACATAGCGATGGAAAGAGCAGGTATTGATTCGTAGTACGCCAGCATTTCAGAAAGGAGCGCATCCAGTTTCCTTATCGGAAAATAGGCCTGGTCATAGTTGCGATCCACCCGAAACTGGAACTCGTGATAATCATCATCGAGCTGAATGAAGTATTTACACCCGACCAGTTTTGCCAGGTCGAAACAGGCATTACGGGCGTAAAAAATTGAGCGGCGGTCACCGAAATTATCGGCTTCGTCAAAACGACTGGCGATATCGGCTTTGGAAAACACCAGCACCTGTTCACCAAATTCAGCCATGTACTGATGCCGTGTCTTATCTTCATCATCAACAACGATAAAAATTTTCCCGGTATAGCCAGCACGACGCAACGTCCGGTAAGTCAGAACTTTGTCCGGTCGCCCGTGAGTCAGAATAAAGGTGCAAAAATCATCACGCATATTCCTCCTCCTCCCCACCATGCATGATCTCCACCATGCGCTGCGTCATCCGGACAAATCCATTTTCAATAGCCTGCTGATAATCAATGATCACCAGCGCCGACTCCTCGAAAAAACACTGAATTTCAGCGGGGGCGTGAGCGTAATAGTCCGCAATTCTGCTGAAATTAAACACCGTGTGACGTTCTGCCGCACACAGGAGGAATTTCTCAATATCAGGCTCAAGGGACGCCGAACGTATCCGGCTGATCAGCTCCTGTGTTTTCGTATCGTCGTACAGTTCACTGATATCCGGTTTACCGCCCGACGGCTCATAAACAGGCGTATCAATTTTCGTCGTATACGGCTCCTCCTCATTTCCTGTACCGGGCAAAACATCCGTCAACAGTTCATCAATTTCTGTCGGGCTGAAGCCTGTCAGGGAGACATCAAAATCAGCATTGATCAGGTCCGACAGCTCCATCCGTAACAGATCTTCATCCCAGCCAGCATTCATCGGCAGGCGATTATCTGCCAGGCGGTACGCCTTTTTCTGCTCATCCATCAAACCAGACATAACGATGACCGGAATGGAATCCATTTTGAGCACTTCAGCCGCCATAACGCGACCGTGACCAGCAATAATTTCGCCCTTTTCATCAATCAGCACCGGATTAGTCCAGCCGAATTGCTTAATGCTTTCTACCAGTTGTGCCACCTGCTCAGGGCTGTGTGTCCTGGCGTTGTGTGCATACGGAGACAGTTCTTGTAAAGGGCGATAGACGATCTTCAATTTCTTGCTCATACAGCCTTGCTTTATGAATAAAACGCACCCCAGCAGCCAGTGCTACTGGGGGCGGAGGTGTTGCTGGTAAAGTTAGGTATTGGATCAATGAGTGAGTCAATATAATATTAAACTCACAATTATAAATCAGCCATATATTAGGAGCGCCAAAAAAAACCTGAAAACAATATAATAACAGGATAAATTTCAAGGCGACCAAGAATCATAGCTATGCACATTAAATATTTTGCGATGTCATTAAGCACTCCGAATGACGATGCAGTAGCCCCAAAACCTAATCCCATATTATTAATACATGCAGCCACTGTTGCAAATGATGTAAGAAAATCATATCCCATACCATTTAACACCAGTATAAAAAACACCGTGAAGAGAGTATAAAGAAAAAAGAAACTCCATACAGACCTCATTACACGATCTGTAACTATCTTCCCTCCTACATTTACACTCAACAACGCTCTGGGATGAGAAAGCTGGTTTATCTCGTGTTTGCTTTGTTTGAAAAGTATAAGAAATCGAAGTGACTTAATTCCACCACAAGTTGAACCTATACATCCCCCAAAGAAACTTGACAACAGCAAAAACACTATCGTGTGCGTGGGCCAGTTTGCATAATCCTGCGTAGCTAAACCATTATCAGTGAGCATGGAGCTGGCAAGAAAAAACGAATGAATAAAACTTCCAGGCAAGTCATACATACCTATATGCCAGACCTGGAAAGAGGTAACAATGATCACCCCTAAGGCTATTAACAGAAAGAAACGAAGTTCAATATCTCTGATTAAAGGTTTTAACGTTTTCCTGCTAATAACAATATACCAAAGGGTGAAGTTGAAAGCCGATAGCAGGGAAAAAGAACCAGCCACCAGCTCAACCAAATAGTTATTAAAATATCCGATACTCTCGCTATGAGTTGAGAAACCACCAAGCGAAACTGTGGATATCCCGTGACAAATAGCATCAAACAAAGGCATTCCTGCAAGTCTATAACAGACAATACAAGCAATACCTAATAAAGAATAAGTTATCCAAAGTGTCCGTGACGTATCGGCCAGGCGGGGAGTAAGTTTGTCATCCTTAAATGGCCCTGGCATTTCTGACTGATAAAGCTTTGCACCACCAATACCCAATAATGGCAATACAGCAACCGCCAGAACAATAACTCCTAAGCCACCTATAAAATTTAACTGTGACCGATAGTACAAATATGCCCGAGGTAATGAACTAACATCATCAATTACAGTTGCTCCTGTTGTTGTTATTCCAGAAACCCCTTCAAATAGAGCATCAATAAACGTTAAATTAAGTTCTGAGTCAATCCATAAAGGGAATGCACTAATAACAGAAAACAAAATCCAAAACATTACAATTATAATAAACCCATCACGGGTACGTAATTGAATACCAGATTTCTTAGTTGTATACCACGCTCCGCCACCAATGCAAAAAAATATAACGAAAGTTATAAAGAAAACGAACAGGCTTTTTTCTTTATAAAACAATGCTACAACCATTGGTGGCAACATTGAAAGACTATAGAGCCAAACCAGGAACCCACACATATGAGTAACAACTCTTACATGAGATGTATTCATATCTAAATATTCTTTCAATTATAACCACCTTGCTGCAACATTATGATTATACTGTATAAAATTTAACTCCTCTTAGATCTTACTTCACTGTTCCTTATGAAACAATCATCAAAATGAATCATATTGTAGTTAAGATTTTACTTTAAACACTGTTCGGTTATGTATTGCTGAGCACCTTCAAGTTGGGCCTGCATCATTACCAGTCGTTCCCGGAGGGTGAAATAATCCCGTTCAGCGGTGTCTGCCAGTCTGGGGGAGACTGCATTATCCACGCTGGAGGTGGCGGTGGCTTCACGCACTGACTGACAGACTGCTTTGATGTGCAACCGACGACGACCAGCGGCAACATCATCACGCAGAGCATCATTTTCAGCTTTCGCATCAGCTAACTCCTTCGTGTATTTTGCATCGAGCGCAGCAACATCACGCTGACGCTGCTGCATGTCAGTAATGGTGGCGGTCGCCTGCTTCAGCTCACTGACTTTTTTATCTCGCTGTTCTTTGTAGGCGATGGCGTTATCACGGTAATGATTGACCGCCCACGACAGGCAGACGATGATGCAGATAACCAGAGCGGAGATAATCGCGGTTACTCTGCTCATTGTTGCCCCCACAAACAGACTTCACGCTCAATCTCACGACGAGTCATCAGACCTTTCCATTGCTTACCGCCAGCGTATGTCCAGCGACGTAGCTGGTCACATGCGCCTTTGATATCGCCCTGGTTTATTTTGCGAAGAAGCGTCGATGTTCTGAAATTGCCAGCACCCACGTTGTAGACGAACGAGTAAAGAGCGCCGCGCGTTGTTTCCGGTATATCGACTTTGATGTATGGGTTAATTTGTCTGGCGACCGTGGCAAGGTCTTTATTCAGGAGGGCTTTGCATTCTGCTTCGGTATACGTTTTACCGAGCATGATGTCTTTTCCGGTGTGTCCGTGACATACAGTCCATACGCCAACGATATCTTTGTATGGTATGTAGCTGACACCTTCCAGGCCATCGTCACCACTTGGGCCAGTGATTAACACTGATGCTATAGCAATTGCTCCGCCACCAATAGCAGCAGCAACTGCTTTTCGTAATGATGGAGGCATTATTCACCTCTCGCAGCCTTGCGCTTATCTTCTTTAATCTTGAAATAAAGGTTTGTCAGGTACGTCAGCAGGCCAAATACCAGGCTACCCAGCACACCTATTGCAGCCCACTGTGACGGAGTTACTCTATCGAGCAACTGTAAAAACCAGTAGCCAGCACTGCCTGCGGAGGTGCCATAGGCGACACCCGTTGTTAACTTATCCATGGATTTCATAACCCCCACCTCGCAGATGCGGGCGCTGTGTAACGGAAACAAAAAATGGCCACCAGCGGCCCGTAAAAAACACCCCGTCAAAAGCACCGGCATCCGCAGATGCCCTTTGCGTGGCGTTATTTGATGCGCGCCAGATGTGGCGCAAAGAAATGAAATAAGACTTATCGAAAATTAAGGTTAATTTGATGATTTAAACCACTTATGAAGCTTAGTAGTATGAACATGTCCCCAGAAGGGGGCCAATACTTATTATTCTTCATGGACTTTGTCCCGCGGTCTTAATCCGACGACCGCGCTACTTTTCACCCTCTCGCAAATTGCTATCTAAAGGACGTTGTCCCACGAGTATTCCTGGATGCTCGTGTCTTTTTTTGTCTGATGCAGGTATAAAAAAAACCGCCAGATATGGCGGTTGGTCAATGTATAAGATAAATCATTTTAATTGTAATAAAAATCGAGGTGTCGGGTGCCTCCCGAAATATCTGTCCCTACAACAAATATTGTGATTCCCCGCTAAACCACTATATAAACCACCCTCGCACTGAGGAACACCTCTGTGGTGCTTTTACAACACCAGAATGATGCATCACCGACCCTGCCAGGAAATACAAAATCTCCACCGATAATGCACCATTCTGCTGTCGTAAAAAAATCAGCACTGAGGCTACACCTGGCCTCAAATCATAGCCAGAGAACAGAATGCTTTTCCAAAACAACCTGCTCCCACGTAATAAAAAATACGCCAGTGCCGTGATACAATAAGGCTTGTTTCAAATGCTGGAGCGGGTAGCGGGAATCGAACCCGCATCATCAGCTTGGAAGGCTGAGGTAATAGCCATTATACGATACCCGCATATGGTGCCGACTACCGGAATCGAACTGGTGACCTACTGATTACAAGTCAGTTGCTCTACCTACTGAGCTAAGTCGGCATTGGTTCTTCAGGGGAGCGATATCACCGAGCAAAGAAGAGTTCCCCCTCAGAACCGTTTTCGATGATACGATTTAATATTCCAATCGCAACAACACTTTGCGTCAAGTTATGTAAATTTATTTATATGTTTTTATTTTATGTGAATAATTCACCTTCACTTAAAATATACATGACAATGTATAAACAAATTTATTTTGAAGGTAATTATTAAATGTCGTTTCTTATATCACACCACAAAAACAACAAAACCCGCTCGATGGCGGGTTCTATTAAAGTTTAATTGCGCTTGATTCGCCTCGCGATACAGCTTTGCGAAGCATAGCAAAATTGAAGCAGTTTATGCGTAAAAAATCAAGCCGTTTTTTGAGCGAATGATTCTCGCATGGGAATGTATAGCGCATACTCAGCAACGGCCAACCAATTAGCAATTCGCTTTTCGCATGTGCTAAAACACCACTCTGGGTGTGCATCATTTAGCAATTCAGCCATTTTGCGTTTGGTCATCCCCCGCCCCTCATACCGTTGACGAAGGACGCTAATCAATCCTGGATGCTCTACCAGCACCTCACTTATGACCCGATCAATACATAACGCCTCTGCATCAGTACAATGCGCCAGCCAGCTCTTTTGCTTACCGTTAATCATATCCCGCAAAAAAGCCTCAAGTTCAGACTTGTTCAGACCTGCTTTTTTCATCCTCCGGAGCGCCTCGTTAATTGCCGTTTTTGTCAGCTTTTTAGAGGCCAACAACTGGTTGAACATATTCCCCGTCTTACCGCCGCCAATATACGACCAGCGCCCCCACATGCGCAGTTTTCCCTGAATCCAGACACTTTCCAGCGTGGTGAGACGAAGGTGTTCCCCGCTTTTGCCTGTATTTGTTGGGTAAATCATAAATAACCTTCCTTTCTCCAGATTTCTTGCGTGCGAAAAACACCTTCTGCATGCATCAGGCGTAATTCTTCTTTGGTGTAATCGCTTGTTTTTACCCGCCCGTCGATTAAATCGTGGCACGAGCTACAGGCAATCGCTGCCTGCATATCGTGTGGCTTTATCGCCGTTCCGCACGTTCCCGCCAGTCGGTAATGCGCCAGCACAGACGTTTCGGGATTGTGATTGCAGTAGCCAGGAATTCTGACCTGGCACATCAGGCCCCGCGCCGCTTTACGTAAATCCACCATTACGCAAACTCCAGTAGCTGCGCGGCCACATTTTCGACCTGTTCCGGAGAGGAAAATTTACGGAACAGAATCCAGTTCCACAGCACATTCAGTACAGATTTATAAACCTGCTGAAACTCGGTTTCGTCCATATTCGCAAACGCGATGGATTTCGCCCTGCGCCCACGGCTACCGTCCGGATAAATATGCTCGGTGTAAAATCCGGCCTGAATGGTTACCCACTCGCGGAAAGCCTCAAACGACTTTAGCAATGCCGTATCACGGGTTCTGCGTGTCGCAACTGTATTCAGATATTGCTCTGCGGCTTCGCTCAGAGCTGGCGTATGTTCCCGGCCTACTGATTCACACAGGTAATCAACGAAACCTGACACCAGTTTTCGTTCGCGAGGCGTGATCGCCCCACCGACCGGAGTCCAGTAATCGAAACCCAGTTGCAGGAGTTTGAAAAAACGCTTGTGGAATGCGTAGTTACGCACACGCTTAAAGTCTGCGTGTATCCACTCACCTATTTTGATTTGATGCAGAAAATCGCAACTCTCCGGCGTCGCCGGGAGAAGTAAACCAGAAGAAGTTTGTTTGACCAGTTGTATATGCGCCATTTCTCAATCTCTCGATGGCGCAGCGCAGCAGATGCCAGTTGTTCAGGCTGACGTATGAAGTATAAATAAACTGGCTCCAGTGTAAAGCCCCCACCTTAATGGAATAAAAACCAAACAACAGATTGCTGGGATACAAACAACGCTTATTATTAAAAGCGGTTAAACAAATTAAATTTTAATGTTATGCAAATTTGTCAGATCACCATAATATCTCATTTGAAAACCGCTGAAATAACAACCCTATCAGGGTTAATCATATTAAGGTGAGTAAATATGGAAAACAACAAATCTGCACATTACGTTCCTTTTTTATCTGTAATACTTTTTGTTTTATGCTGTGCGTGGGCATTATTTTTATAAAAATATTCACAGATAAAATATACCCGCCAAAGCTGGTTAAGTGCGGGTGCGTTGAGGATGCCTGACACATCAGAGGTGGCGGGAGATTACTCTCCCGCCTGGTCACTCTTACTCTCTAGATTCGTAGTCTACGAAGACAGCGACCTCCGTCTGGCCGGTTCGGATTCGTACCTCGCAGAGGTCTTTCCTCGTTACCAGTGCCGTCACTATGACGGTTAAACAGATGACGATCAGGGCGATTAGCATCGCTTTTTGCTGCTTCATAGCCTGCTTCTCCTTGCCTTTCGGCACGTAAGAGGCTAACCTACATGTGTTCAGCATGGATTGAGCCTCAGATTAATGTTAAGCGTCTTGCAGGACGCGTAATGTTAACTGGGGCTTTTCTCTATCTGCCTTTTGGTGTTCATGCCTGAGGCAGATAGCCTCAAGCACCCGCAGCAATTCTACTTAACTCTCCTTTTCCCGCAAACCGTTTTTATCCCCAGCGGCAAATCGAATACACCACCAGCGCCACCGCCATCGCAATTCCTACCGTTGTGAATGCTTCAGGCCAGGTCATCGATTCACCTCCTGCTCAATATTTTTAAGGTCATTTTCCGCATACAGTATTGCTGTCCTGGCTGCTCGTAACCGGGCTTTGGCATTTTTCTCTTCACGTTCAAGTTTTGCCACAGCTTCACGAAGAGCATCCCGCTTTGCATAGAGTGATTTAATCTCAGACACTATGTTTTCACCGTTTCTCGCACGGTCGAGAACAAGCTCGAACGGATCTAAAGCCAATCCGCACCAGTTACAGGTAATCGTACGATTCACTTCTGAAATTGTTGTACGGATATGCTGACAGCATTTTTGCTCGCCGCTTTTTCTGTCGGTTATCACAACGTTGAGGAGTCCTTCCTCCTCTGATTTTGGCTGTACCAGGGTGATAACATTGTCGACTTCATTTTTCATCCGTTCACCTCCTGCGGTGGTTCCGGTAGCGGCATCCAGTGAGTTGCCTGCTCAATACCATTACCCGGCTTAATCGTTGCTTCTCCTCGCCGGAATGTGCTTCCTGTATAGCGTGCGGAGCATATTAGCGGTTCAACCAGAGAGCTATCGAAATTCACCGAAATAAGCACGTTCTGGTTCTTTTCAGGCATCCGCTCACTACAGCTTATCCAACCATCCGGAATTACCGGCGCTGACGGCGCTGCGTAAAGCGGTGTTATTTCTGCCCGAAAGTCACCTATTTCATGCAGTCGCACCCACCGTTCGACTTCTGCTTTGTCAGAATACAGAGCAGTGAACGTATTATATTCATTGTCAATTTGCGTGAAGGTTGCCTTCCACGCCACTGGCTCTGCTTCCAGTGATGCCAGTGCGATACGAAACACATTGGCAAGCAGGCTGTCTGAAGATTGGTTATCGTGCGCCGGGTCGCTCAGGAAACCAGTGATGAATGATTTAATCTCCGCGTTTTCTCTGGTAATAGTGGTCATTTGTTAATCCTCAAAACTTTATGCCCGGGTGCAAAAGCACGCGTTTTGTCTTTGCTTATTCGCCAACCATCCTTGCGCGCCTCTTTTGCACAGCCAGCCCATGACGTACCGATATACTCACCAAAGTCTGGCGGCTGATATTTGCCATCCGTACACTGGCGGCAATCACAATAGAGATGCATGGTGTAACTTGCGGCAATACCCATTCAGCCTCCTTTGATGCCAGTGTTTACAACCAGGCAGGCCTCCTTGAGTACCCAGTCAATAGCGTCTTTCCATGCTCCGGTTTCGACTGGCGGATTCTCACGCTTTACCTGTTCATAAAAGCGCACGGCTTTAACCAGTCCTTCTGATGTCACCGGGACTGGCGGGGCAGTGAATAACGCCTGAATTTCATAGTTCGGTCTGTCGTTGCAATCCTCTTTGGTCGGTACATATTTCCAGTCACCAGCCCACTGCGTCCCCTTAAAGTCCGTAACGCCTTTTTTCACATAGCGATATCGCCATGCAACTGGTTTTGCCTTCCCTGCCGTTTCATGCCCTTCCTGATAATTAATCTCGCTCATTCATCGCCCCACTCATCACAATATGCTTCGACAGGTGTTTTTCCTGCTTCGTAGTCATCACGCCAGGCTTCAGCATCAGCAGCACTTCCACCACGTAACTCTGCATAGTCCATTAACAATTCATGCCATTCTTCAAAACTGACGTTGTATTTAGTTGAGCCAAAATCAGCCATTTTGTTCTTCCTCCTCGTCTTTTATTTCGTGATATGAGTAATTGCAGTAGTTAAAGAAAATTTCTTTTGCTTCGTCATGAATTTCATCAGGTATTGCGTCATCGTCCACTTCGAATACATCCTCAAAATCTCCACCAGCTATTCCCGTTTCAATAATTATTTTGAACTTTCGCATTTCACTACTGCCCTTTCGGGTGGCCTCCTGCTGTTCTGAGGGTGCAGAAATCCCTCCGGTTAAGGATTAAATTTTTAACAGTGCTAAATTTAATTATTCAGTTCTGGATTTTGTCGCCCTGCGTATCCGCGCTTTCGCGTTACGCTCAATCTGAATTAGCTTTTCTATATTTTTTCGCCTTTCCCGCTCCTCCTGACGCAATAGCCTTACATCATCTGCCAGTCTGGTTTCTCTTTTCGCCACAGAGAGCATCCAGTCAAACGGCTCCACAACTGCACCGCAGATTTTACAGCGGACCTGACGCTCTTTTTCATCAACCCGGACAGAAGCGTGATGGCAATATGGTCTTTCCGATGGCTCATAAAGAAAATTAACCTGATTAAGTGGGTCATCTTCTTTTACCGGAAATAAAACAATATTACTTAACTCATCTTCTGGTTTTATTTCCACGTCACTCTCCTTTGATGCGAATGCCAGCAACACGTAGTGCGCGCTCTAAATCAGCCAGATAAATCCAGCTGCCATTTTCCTTAGGTATCATGACATGGCGCTCATCAGCATTTATCGGGTGTCCATATCGAAGTTCATAGCCAGCCGGTAGCTGGACTTCCCTTGCCTCCAGTTCTGCAATGCGCTTGTCTTTGGCTTCCAGTTCATCAAGAACCTTTTTTATGGCTGGTGAATGTGTCGCATAACTCGCAGCCGGACCGGCAAGCATTATCCTGAGCTGCGTTTTCGCTTTTTCCGTGTTCATTTGGTTCATTACCTTATTTAGTGGCTATATTCCCCAATAGAACGTTAGTATACGCTGTATACCTTTGCTTTCCCGGCACTCACGGCAAATCATGTTCTGACGCCTGTCGTAGCGGCGTATTTCTCCGTCTGGTAATGACCAGATAAGGTCCGGATCAACCACAACCGGTTTCTTCGCCTTTGCCCTCGATAGTTTTTTGCGGGCATTTTGCCAGTCCTTACGAGCCTGTTCAGACGGGAATAACCCGTAGCCAGAGTTGTATACATCGCCACTGGCAACCAGCTCTCTGGCGAGAACGCTCATCAGATATCTTGTCGCACCTGTCTTGGCTTCCAGTTGCCGTAACGTCTCGCGCCCACTCCGGCGTACTAGCTCAACAACCTGTCCCTTGATTTTTTCCCGCTCTTCTTGTGTAAATACTTTTGCCATAAGCGCCTCCGGCAATCACTTTTCCGATGCAACACAGCGAGAAGAATCAGTAATCTGTCGAACAATATCCCGGTGCTTGTTCAGCTCCCGCAGCGCGGCGCAGACACGCTCCCACTTCTGGACATGATTTTTCGCCCGACGCAGTTCGCGGTTTGCCATATGCAGCGATGGCAGAACGAGGTCATCCGCTCGCGTTTCGGTAAACGATGGCAACGACTGCACAATGTCCGCCACAGTTTCTGTTTTAATATCTTCCTGTGTTGCAGCTTCCTGTCCCGGTAACGCAACACCTGCTGGTTGAGGAAAGGCTTTACCATCAGTTTCCGTTACCGATGCAGCTTTCGGCTCTGCTGGTAAATCATCGCCCGGCATGCAGTAACGAAATTTACCGTTCTGATTAACGCGAATCAGACGGCCTTTGCTGATTGCCATTGCCAGCGTTGAAGCCACTTTGCGTGATGTGGTGCCGAAAAACGTAGCCAGTTCATCCGCCGTTTGTGGGCCACGTTGTTCAATCGTCGCGGTTAAATCGCACTCTGAGATTTTCGCTACTGTTGCCGTGGTGGTTTCTTCCGGCAGTTCTGCCTGCTCTGGCTGTTCCTGCTGAACGTTGTTATCAGCCACACGCCAGGTGTATACGCTTTTATCAACGAAGCCAGCCTTTTTAAGTTCCCACAGCTCGTTCAGCACTTCTTCACGACTGATATCAAGTCGCGCAGCCAGTTCTACCGACGTGGCTTTTCCCATTGCTTTCAGTGCATCAAAAACGGTTTCCATTAAAATTTCCTCCCGGTAAAAATCACTTCGCAATTCCTGGCTGGACGACATTCGGACGCCAGCTCTCCCAGTTAAAATTCACCCATCGCCCGCCGTTCATGGTCATGCGATCCATAATCCGCTCGCCGAGCAATGTTTTCATGGCCTCATAGTTCAGGTTTGTCAGCATCCCCACGCTGCGCATCGACGCTGTCCGGCGATCAACAATCTGGTGCAGCACCACCTGCTCGTTTTTTGTCTCGCGCTGAATGCCAATTTCATCAAGAACCAGCAGATCCACTTGGCACAGTTCCCGCAAAAATTTTTCGCCTGATTGCCCGTCGTCATAGCTGGCGTGTAGAGCACTCATGACATCAGCCACGGTAACCACAATCACTGTCTGGCCATCTTTCAGCAGGCGATTCCCGATAGCCGCCGCCAGATGGTTTTTTCCGGTACCAGGTTTTCCGCTGAACGCAAAATTTGTACACCCGGTCATCAGTTCATCAGCGATAGATTTCGCCTGGTTCAACGCGTATCGCTGACCGTAGTTCTGCACCTGGTAATTCGCAAACGAGCATTTGCGGTGCAATGGCTGGATGCCAGAGCGATTCAGAATTTTTTCCACCCGCAACTGACGATTCTGACGGTTGATCTCCTCACAACGTTTCTGGCCTTCGGAAAGTTGCCACTCGCGCCACTCCGCTACCGTTTTGAATGGGGCGGTTACATGTGGCGGGGCCAGTCTGCGGATACGTTCAAGAATGCCTCCAGCCGCAATATTTTTCATGGTCAGTTACCCCCTGAAGCCTGGCGGGATCGCACTATCCGGTAACGAGACGGTGTTAACCTGTCGGAGTAACGTCTCAGGTCGAACACCTTTTGGCGCGAACAAGCCCTGGTATTCATTGGCGATGCTGTGTCGAATCACCTGCTCAGGTGAAAAACCCTGCTGGCGGAATTTTTCCAGCTCCCGTATCGCCCCGTTAGCGCCCTGCTCCGTTCGAATCGGTTTACGCAATGCCTGGCGAAATTCAACCCACTCACGCCAAAGCGAGACAGAAATCCAGTTCGGCAAAGCAATATCCAGAGGGTCAAACTTTTTGCCACCTCGATTCCCCCGGGGGGGATTTAGGGGGGGATCTGTTTTTAGATCTTTATCTGTATCTTTATTAGTTGCCTTTGTGTTGACATCATGTTCAAACACCACTTCAACATCTGTTTGAACACCTGTTAAATTTCTCTCTTGTTTTGTTTGAACATCTGCTTCCTTTCTGCTTCTTCTGGCCTGAACCGATGCTTTTCCTGCGGCTGATTTTTTGGTTAATTTTTCCCTGACTGATGCCAGATCTTCCTCAATCCGAAGATGCACCCATTCCTCGCCGTTATCGCAAAAAAACTCCCGCAAGGATGGTTCAACATCAGCCCATCGCTCGTTAGTCAGACGGGCAATTTTTGCCAGCCTGTTTTTAGGTATTGGCTTTCCTGTTTGCCAGTAATTGAACATCAGCAACAAATACGCACCATGCTCCTCTGCTGACAAATGCATGGTGTCAGCCAGGTAATCAGCTATGTACAGTTGCATGTATGGTAATGCGGCCATAATTGCCCCGTATGATGCTGCCCGGTTGCTTAGAATAAGCACAAACAGCATGGAAACTTTTGCTTAATGAACAATGACAGAATCGTCGGAAGACCCGCCGCCGCTGAAATGCGCTTTCCGGTAAACGGCTTGGACTGCATCATCATGCGCATCAATTGCCGTACTTAACGCTTCCTGCGCCGCCAGTAATGCACGGCGTTCCAGGGTATCGAAGATGCAGAGTCGGTGACGCAGCTCGCGCGGAAGGATTGCCAGAATTGCTGGGATCAGCTTCTGAATTTTTTCTCTTTGCGTTTTCGTTTCACCTTTCAACCAACGGTGATAGATATTCTGCTGATTGTTCCAGTCCTTGCCTGGAACCAGGGGCAATTCGCCGCCCCCCTGGCGCAGATATTCTTCAGTAATTGCATTGGCTACCCATGCCTGCCCTTTTTCGGCTGCCAGGGCAAACAACACTGATTCGATGTGCTCATGCTTGATTTTCATGAATCATTTGCCTCTTGATGTTTCAGGTATGATCAAATGAGGATTTGTTACTGTCATTTAGTTGCTTCACTGACATATTCTGCGAACAACATGCCGAACGTCGTAAATATGACCAGTCAATATCAGGACGAAGCTCTTCGCACAGAATCTCACCTCTTGTTGCACGTTCAATTGCTGGACATCTCTCGGCAGGCAATTGACGTACCCCTTTGATCCATTGATTTACGCTTGGAGGTGATACACCTAAAAGCCTAGCCATTGCTGATTGCCCACCGACAACAGCACAAGCTTGCTTGAATGAATAGTTCTCTTTTTTCATCGAATGAACTCCAAAAACACACAGAAATATTAGGCGACGCCTAACATAAATGTCAATAGGCTATGCCTAATGCGATAAGGGTAGGGATTGCCTAATGCAATGAGCATAGGAGAATATTAAGCAATGCTTAGTGGTAAAGACTTAGGCCGAGCGATAGAGCAGGCCATTAACAAAAAAATCGCATCGGGATCCGTCAAATCAAAGGCGGAGGTCGCACGCCACTTCAAAGTCCAACCACCATCAATTTATGACTGGATTAAGAAAGGCTCCATAAGTAAAGATAAACTTCCAGAATTATGGCGTTTCTTTTCTGATGTTGTTGGTCCAGAGCATTGGGGGCTTAACGAATACCCCATACCAACCCCCACCAATTCAGATACAAAAAGTGAACTTTTAGATATAAACAACCTTTATCAAGCAGCCTCTGATGAAATAAGAGCGATTGTAGCTTTCCTGTTATCTGGAAATACTACAGAACCAGATTGGGTTGACCACGATGTTCGCGCCTACATAGCAGCGATGGAAATGAAAGTGGGTAAGTATCTGAAAGCTCTAGAATCTGAACGGAAAAGCCAGAACATCACAAAAACTGGAACTTAAACTTATATGGTCTGACGGAAAACTCTTGGATTCCGTTATTTAACCCCCCATCACTTTCTCCTGTCGCCATCACCTATTAGGTTACGCCCAAAACATTAGGCATAGCCTATTGACAATCAATTAGGTATTACCTATAGTTCCAGCATACCACCCACCCCGCCCCACAGAACGCAGGGCAATACTTCGAGTTACCAGGCAGTGGTAAGGGGTTAAGTAGCCAGCCCGAGGCGTATGAACATGACGGCGGGATTCAAATTTTGCAGTGCAGCAGTTAGTTCCGCCACCCGGCGTTAAGGGGAGAGATAAGATGGTGCATTACGAAGTAGTTCAGTATTTGATGGATTGTTGCGATATCACTTACAGCCAGGCTGTACAGGCTCTACGCAGCAACGACTGGGATCTCTGGCAGGCAGAAGCCTCTATCCGCAACAACAAAATGTGAGGTGCGAAAAATGCAAAAAATCGACCTCGGCAATAACGAATCCCTAGTGTGCGGCGTGTTCCCCAACCAAGATGGAACGTTCACTGCTATGACGTATACCAAAAGCAAAACATTTAAAACCGAAACTGGTGCGCGCCGATGGTTGGAGAAGCACACAGTAAGCTAACGATTAAAACGTCTACTCCTGCTGTTCCAGAATAACTTCATAAAATGGGAGTATTTTTCGGTGACGAGATAATAAGAACAGTTTGCGCTATCACTCTGATGTTGAATGATGCCCTTCCGTTCTAATTTTTTCATAACCGGGTTACGGCAAGGAGAAGTGATAATAAGATTTCCTGTTTTAAGGAAATCTTTAAATACAGCGATTTCTTTCTCAGATAAACGAAGCAATACTCGTTGCTCTGGTAGTAATGAATAATGCTTTTGAATATGTGCTCGCAATCTTGAGAAGGAAATGGCGACCACGAAAGAAAAGGCAAAAACGATAATCTGAAAGAGCCAAGGTATTTCAGTATAAGCATTGAATTCGACAGTAAACTCTTTCGGTATCAGCCAGAGAGTGAGACCAAAAATGATAATCGTATACATAAGTCTTTCGAGTAGCTCGTTAGCAAAAAGTTTCAACAATGGAGTAAATACATCCAACATATCAATAATTCTCAACTGTAAGGGTATTGAAATGTTAACACAAGCTCTCGCTGTAGGGGTATAGCCGAGACCACCGAAGCCCGGAGGTGGTGAAATAAAACCGGGCACAACACGAAGGCGCACTTCCGGTATCCATAAAGAGTCGGTCTTGTCTGTTAAATTTAAATGGTGGGAGTGCGCCTCCGGTTGTAAATAACAACACTGCTGTGTGTAGTCTTGGCGGCATCAGTTTTTTCTTGAAGTTCGACTGATGTCCGCCCTTTTTAAAGTGAATTTTGTGATGCGGTGAATGCGGCTAAGCGCACGCGGCACAGTTAAAAGTCATGTTAGTCCTTATTGGTTTGGGTGGGAAAGCCGACTGTAATTGTTAACTGGTTGCAGTCACCTGGAGGCACCAGGCACCGCATCAACAAAGTTCATTTGTAAAAATGGAGATAATTATGATTGCACATCACTTCGGAACTGATGAAATACCACGTCAGTGTGTGACTCCTGGTGATTATGTTCTTCATGAAGGCCGGACATATATCGCCTCGGCAAACAATATTAAAAAGCGAAAACTTTATATTCGTAACCTGACTACAAAAACATGCATTTCTGACTGCATGATTAAAGTCTTCCTCGGTCGTGATGGTTTACCAGTAAAGGCGGAGTCATGGTGATGACTAAGAAAATAAAATGTGCTTACCACCTTTGCAATAAAGGAATTGAAGAAAGCAAAAGCATTAAAAGACCACTTCATTTCATGCGTGGAGTTATCCCAACGACGGAAATGAAAAAATATTGTAGTGAAAATTGTGCCGAAAAAGACCAGATGGCACACGAACTTTAATTAACTGACTATGCGAAACTGAATTTATGCCAGCAATGGCAGGGATTCGCTCAACCTTAATTAAGGAGAAAAAATGATTACCAATTATGAAGTCACTGTTGTAACTACCGATGACATTGTTCACGAGGTTAATCTGGAAGGAAAGCGTATTGGCTACGTGATTAAAACAGAAAATAAAGAAACCCCATTCACTGTGGTTGATATTGACGGCCCATCAGGCAACGTAAAAACACTTGATGAAGGTGTCACAAAAATGAGTCTGGTTCACATCGGAAAGAATCTGCCCGTAGAAAAAAAAGCCGGATTTCTGGCAACTCTGATTGCAATGAAATTAAAAGGTGAAATCTGAAAAAAGAAAGCCTGCACAACGTGCAGGCCTGAGTGAAGAACCTGGGACATTTATTCATCACTCGCAGTAATTTTAATCTGAGTTGAGGTTAAAAAACAATGAGCACAAAACCACTCTTCCTGTTACGGAAAGCGAAAAAATCATCCGGTGAACCTGACGTCGTCCTGTGGGCAAGCGACGATTTTGAATCGACCTGTGCCACTCTGGACTACCTGATCGTTAAGTCAGGTAAAAAACTGAGCAGCTATTTTAAAGCTGTTGCCACGAATTTTCCTGTCGTTAATGACCTGCCCCCTGAAGGTGAGATCGATTTTACCTGGAGTGAACGCTATCAACTCAGCAAAGACTCCATGACCTGGGAACTAAAATCGGGAGCAGCGCCAGACGACGTTCACCATCAGGAGAATGCTCAGGAAACCGAAGAACTGACGGGAGGGCAGGAAGAAAACACACTGGCAGACGCTCACGGGGATTGCCAGGATTGCGAAGTTTCTGTATCTACTTTGCGGTTCACACAGCGTCTTCTGCACATTTTTACGTATGCGGCCGGGAATCGGAAATACCTGCATCATGCCACCCGTGAACAACGCGAACACATTACTGCTCTTGAGATGGATCAGGAAAACAGCTATGTCCAGAATCTGCTGTTGGCCATACGCGGTATGGCAGAACCGACAACTCTGGATAATGCCGCCCTGCTCCGCCTGACTGATGCAATTAAGGCAGTTTTCTCTATCACGAAAAAACATCAGCCCTATGAATTTAAGAATTTCATTTCAGCCTGGCTGGATACCGAACACATTGATCGTGGTCTTCTGACAAAAGAATGGAGGAAAGGGAATCGTGTTTCACGCATCACTCGCACGGCTTCCGGTGCTAATGCTGGCGGCGGGAACCTCACCGATCGCGGCGAAGGTTTCGTCCACGATCTGACGTCACTGGCACGCGATGTAGCCACTGGCGTACTGGCCCGTTCAATGGACGTGGACATCTATAACCTTCATCCGGCACACGCTAAACGCATTGAGGAAATTATCGCTGAAAATAAACCGCCCTTTTCTGTTTTCCGCGACAAATTCATCACCATGCCTGGCGGGCTGGATTATTCACGCGCCATCGTGGTTGCGTCCGTGAAAGAAGCACCAATTGGGATCGAGGTCATCCCCGCGCACGTCACTGAATATCTGAACAAAGTACTGACTGAAACCGATCATGCCAACCCTGATCCGGAAATCGTGGATATTGCCTGCGGTCGCTCCTCTGCCCCGATGCCGCAGCGTGTAACAGAAGAAGGAAAACAGGATGATGAAGAAAAACCGCAACCATCTGAAACAACGGCAGATGAACAGGGAGAGGCTGAAACAATGGAACCGGACGCAACTGAACATCATCAGGACACGCAGCCGCTGGATGCTCAGTCACAGGTAAATTCTGTTGATGCGAAATATCAGGAACTGCGGGCAGAACTCCATGAAGCCCGGAAAAACATTCCATCAAAAAATCCTGTCGATGCCGATAAATTGCTTGCTGCATCACGTGGTGAATTTGTTGACGGAATTAGCGACCCGAACGATCCGAAATGGGTTAAGGGGATCCAGACTCGCGATTCTGTGTACCAGAACCAGCCAGAAACGGAAAAAACCAGCCCGGATGTGAAACAACCTGAGGCAGTAGTGCAACAGGAACCGGAAATAGTCTGCAATGCCTGCGGTCAGACTGGCGGAGATAACTGCCCTGACTGTGGGGCGGTGACGGGCGACGCAACATACCAGGAAACATTCGATGAAGAGAATCAGGTTGAAGCTAAGGAAAAAGATCCGGTGGAAATGGAAGGCGCTGAACATCCGCACAATGAGAATGCTGGCAGCGATCCGCATCGTGATTGCAGTGATGAAACTGGTGAAGCGTCAGCTCCTGTAGCAACTGAAATCATGTGGCCGTCATATTTCGAGCCTGGCCGCTATGAAAACCTCCCGAACGAGGTTTATCACTCCGCCAACGGAATAAGCAGCACGATGCTGAAGGATGCCCGTATCAGCCTGATGTATTACCACGGACGGCACATTGCCGGAACTATTCCGAACGAGGAAAGTGATGCACTGCTGCGTGGGCGGATCATTCACAGCTATGTTCTGGAAACGGATAAATTCGCTGATGAATATGCCATTCCGGTACCGGTTCCTGAATATGTGGTTACTACTTCTAGCGAACTGATCGCCATCATTAAAAAACACAATGCCAGTCTGCCAGCACTGATGACACCAGAGCAGATGAAAGAGTGGATCGAAAGCTACAACAGCACTCTTATACAGCCACTGTCTGTAAGTGCCGGGGCCGAAGAAACAGGCATCCTTTACGGTTCGCTTCCGGTGGAATTTCGGCGTATTCCTGAGGGGGAAAAACACACAGCATCAGCAATGAAAGCCTGTATTAAAGAATACAACACAAGCCTCCCTCCTCTGTTGAAAACCAGTGGAGCACGGGAGCAGCTTCTGGATCAAATTGAAACTGTAGACCCAGAACTGGCAAAAAAAGAACGTGCTAAATCTTTGCCTTACAACATCAGTGGCACAAAAGAGCAATTAACCGAAATCGCACGGAAAATTCGCCCGGAACTGGTGACACTGGAGGACTGGCAAAAACGCCAGCAAGAAGAAAATGCCGGGAAAACGTTTATCAGTCCGGAGATGTATGAACAGGCAAAAAATATTCACGCGGCACTGCAAAACAATACCGATGCAGCAAGGCTACTCAACCACCCGGATCGCAAATCTGAAATCAGCTATTTCGGGTTTGATGAAGAAACCGGGCTGGAAATCAGGGTCCGTCCTGATATCGAAATCCGGCTGCCATACGAAAGCATTTGCGCTGACGTGAAGTCAGTCAGCCTCGGTTATGTGCGACAGGAACGACTTAAAGATCGCCTGCACCGTGAAATTATTGAGCGTGATTATCACCTCAGCGCCGCAATGTATTGCGATGTGGCAAACCTGGACAAATTTTTCTGGATCTTCGTCAACAAAGATGCTGGCTATCACTGGGTGGCAGTCGTGGAAGCCTCGCAGGAACTCCTGGAACTTGGTCGACAGGAATATCGCCGGACGCTACGCCAGATAAACGAAGCCCTGGAGACAAACAACTGGCCAGCACCGATTACCGAAAGTTATACCGACGAATTAAACGACTTTGATCTTCGTCGTCTTGAAGCACTGAGCATCTGAGGAAGGACACAATGAACGAATTAACTCAACAAGAAAATATTAACTCTAATGTTGCGGTTTTCAGCCCTCAGTCCCTGGCTGCAATTCAGACATTTTCCCAGGTAATGGCTTCCGGCATGGCTACTGTACCGGAACACCTCCGGGGAAATCCATCAGACTGCATGGCCATCACCATGCAGGCGATGCAGTGGCAAATGAACCCTTACGCAGTAGCTCAGAAAACTTTCGTTGTGAATGGTGTGCTCGGATATGAAGCGCAACTGGTTAATGCCGTAATCAGTACTCGTGGGCCGCTAACCGGGCGTATTGAATATGACTGGTTCGGGCCGTGGGAAAAAATTATCGGGAAATTTGAAATCAGGAAGAGCGACAAAGGGAAAGAATATCGTGTACCTGGCTGGAAGCTGGCCGATGAAAACGGGATCGGTGTTCGTGTCCAGGCAACACTACGCGGCGAAAGTAAACCACGCGTACTGGAATTACTTCTGGCGCAGGCCAGAACACGTAACTCAACGCTATGGGCCGACGATCCTCGCCAGCAGCTTGCCTATCTAGCGCTGAAACGCTGGGCGCGCCTTTATTGCCCCGAAGTGATTCTTGGAGTGTACACCAGGGACGAACTGGACGAGCCACAGGAAAAAATCATTAATCCGGTTCAGGAACATAAAAACACTTCCGCTTGCCGCGCGGAACGTGAAACAACAATTATTGAGCAGGATGCCGGGGAAAACTGGATCGATGCTTTCCGTGAACGTATTGAGCAGGCACAAAGCACCGGGGAAACAACAGCACTTCGCCAGGAAGTGGAAGATCATAAAAATACACTTGGCGCTCTCTATACGGAACTTAAAGGAAAAGTGGTTCAGCGTCATCACCGTCTCAATGCTATTGCCCGTATCGAGAAGATGATAAATGACCTACCTTCTTCAGGTGATCCAGAAGCAGAACAAAAATTTACTGCTCTGGAAAATACGCTGAATGCTGCCCGGCCACATCTGGGTGAATTATATGAGGCGTATAAAACGACACTGACAGATATGAAACCAGAATATATCGGCTCCTGATATTGACTTTGGCGGTGTAGCCTCACCGCCATCACAAAATTTTATTTTATGAGAGAAAAGACAATGCGGTATGAAAAAGTCAAACCATGCCCTTTTTGTGGTTGTCCATCAGTAACGGTGAAAGCCATTTCCGGATATTACCGCGCGAAGTGTAACGGATGCGAATCCCGAACCGGCTATGGTGGAAGTGAAAAAGAAGCACTCGAACGATGGAATAAACGAACCACTGGAAATAATAATGGAGGTGTTCATGTATAAAATTACCGCCACTATTGAAAAGGAAGGTGGCACTCCTACTAACTGGACAAGGTACTCAAAAACAAAATTAACCAAATCAGAATGCGAAAAAATGCTCTCAGGTAAAAAAGAAGCAGGCGTTTCCAGAGAGCAGAAAGTAAAACTGATAAATTTTAATTGCGAGCAACTTCAGTCCTCGTGAATTGCATTGTATTCAAATTAAAACTTCATAGCTGATTATTAATAATCAACATCGGGCGTCAATTTCAGTCTAACATTGGCGCCTGCCAGAGGTGATGCGATGGCACAAGTAATCTTTAATGAAGAGTGGATGGTTGAATACGGCCTGATGCTTCGCACTGGTCTGGGGGCCAGACAAATTGAAGCATACCGCCAGAACTGTTGGGTGGAAGGCTTCCACTTCAAACGAGTATCTCCTTTAGGGAAGCCAGACAGTAAGCGAGGGATTATCTGGTACAACTATCCAAAGATAAATCAGTTTATCAAAGACTCATGATATGTCTAAATTACCAACAGGTGTCGAGATTCGAGGTAAATACATTCGCATCTGGTTCATGTTTCGAGGAAAACGATGTCGGGAAACATTGAAAGGCTGGGAGGTTACTAACAGTAACATTAAAAAAGCCGGGAATTTAAGAGCGTTGATAGTTCATGAAATCAATTCCGGTGAATTTGAGTATTTAAGACGTTTCCCCCAGTCCAGCACTGGGGCAAAAATGGTGACAACGAGGGTCATAAAAACGTTCGGGGAGCTTTGTGATATCTGGACAAAAATTAAAGAGACAGAGTTAACAACAAACACAATGAAGAAAACGAAATCACAATTAAAAACACTCAGGATAATAATTTGTGAGAGTACCCCAATATCACATATTCGTTATAGCGATATCTTAAACTACCGGAATGAACTGCTGCATGGAGAAACGCTTTACCTGGATAATCCAAGATCCAACAAAAAAGGAAGAACCGTGCGCACAGTTGATAACTATATCGCCCTGCTCTGTTCGTTGTTACGTTTTGCGTATCAGTCGGGATTTATATCAACCAAACCATTTGAAGGAGTAAAAAAATTACAGCGAAACAGAATAAAGCCTGATCCGTTATCTAAAACAGAATTCAATGCATTAATGGAAAGTGAAAAAGGACAGAGCCAGAACTTGTGGAAATTTGCCGTTTACTCCGGGCTTCGTCACGGGGAACTGGCTGCTCTGGCGTGGGAGGATGTGGATTTCGAGAAGGGAATTGTGAATGTCAGAAGAAACCTGACGATACTTGATATGTTCGGTCCCCCAAAAACAAATGCGGGGATTCGGACGGTAACACTACTGCGGCCTGCTATTGAAGCACTGAAGGAGCAATACAAACTAACCGGGCATCATCGCAAAAGCGAAATCACTTTTTATCATCGGGAGTACGGCAGAACCGAAAAGCAAAAACTGCATTTTGTTTTCATGCCCAGGGTGTGTAACGGAAAACAGAAACCTTATTACTCGGTAAGCAGTCTGGGGGCGAGATGGAATGCAGCAGTAAAACGTGCTGGTATTCGCCGCCGTAATCCGTACCATACGCGGCATACTTTTGCCTGCTGGTTGTTGACGGCAGGAGCGAACCCGGCATTTATAGCCAGCCAGATGGGGCATGAAACTGCGCAGATGGTGTATGAAATTTACGGTATGTGGATTGATGACATGAACGACGAACAGGTAGCTATGTTGAATGCGCGGTTATCGTAG